ATATATGCAACTGCATCAATATCCATAATTACTCCTCAAAGAAGGTAGGATCAACAGCTACAAACCTTTTTGCTGGCCTACCCTTACCTCCAACTTTAATATCCATTTCTTGTATTTCGCCTGCGTTTTTCAGACGTTCTATTATTTCTTTTACCTCATGCGACTTCATACTTCTAAACAACTCATGTCTGTCTACTTCACGTTTAGATATGCCCTCACCCCCTCTAGATCGTATATATGACAATACTTGTTTTATCTTTGCTTCTGTAGCGGAACTAGCTACGCGGTCTCTACATGCTTCTATAAAGAGCAAATCATAATATCGCACATAGTCAATTGCCCATTTAGTTATATCTGCTGTAATAGTCTTACAGTCAGCGTTGGAGGACAAAGCACATATTAATGATAACCGCATAGCTTTTTCCTTTGATCTACTTAGTAGTGGTTCTAAATTATCTCTTTCTAAAACGTCTTGTCTTTTTACTATCTCTTGCGCAAACTCTTGCAACAATTGCTCTGACTCTCTATCAAAGCTAAGTACTGTTTGATTAATATCAAACTGAGAATTATTCATAGTAGCTTCGCTTAACTGCCCTCTGTCTCTTCTTATGTAGTTTACCCAGTTGATTATTTGTAATGGTGGCTTCTTATGTTTCTTAAGACTACTTATACGTCTTGGCTCTTTAGATTCTATTACCATAAACCTATTGAGAAACCCATCTGCAATACGGCCTCCGTTGAGAGCCTTATAAAAGTTTTTTGGTACTGATAACCCAACTAATGTAATTGCAGGTTTATAGGTCACCCTGTTCATAACTTTTTCTTTATATTCCTCTTGCACGTTCATAAGCGAATAGTTATCTGGCCTTAGAGTACCGTGGCATCTGCCCCAAGATTCCATCAAAGTTTGGATACCATCCTCTCTGTTGCTATTACCTGATTGGCTTATGTTTTCTAGTCTTTTACCAAACTCATCCATAATAGTTATTTGTGTTGGTCGCATTTTTAAAACGGAATGAACTGCACCAGATGATGTATAACCATCTCCAACTACCAACTTGTCGTGGAGTGATTCACCTAATACAGATTCTACAAAGGTTTTGATATTCTCCTTACCCTGTCCGGATTTAGCAATACACATAAAATAAAGTGAAGAAAAGTTATTCATCTCAGTCTTATATAATCTGCCACACGTAACACTAGCTAAGGCTAAGGCCGCAACTATAGATAGTTCTGGTTGTGATATTTGTGCTATATCTTCGCAAAAGTCATACATGTCTTTGAGCAATCCTGGTGGATTAAATAGATCTTTTGGGGGTTTTACATCTTCTTTGGTTTGCACAAACAAAGGTGCAATCTGATTTTTTCTATCGTGTGTTTTCTTGACATTATCTACAACACTATCTACTTCTGCTTGGGGTAAGGGTGGGTTGTTATTAAGGTTCCAACTTTGTAGGAAAGATTTACAAAACTCTATATTGACATCTTTGGAAATAAGATAACCAGCAATCCTTGCGGCACCATCATTACGTGATCCTTCTTTGACACCCTCTAAAGCAAAAGGAGCGGTTCTGGCACTTGAATCAACTTTGGGTACACCTGTAATCTTTTCAAACTCAACTGATGTAAAGTCTGGTAAATCGTTGTGATCAAAAACATCCCAGCCATCTAGTCTGAGCGGTTGATATAACTGACCGTTAGCGTGTCTATTGTACGCTGCAATAATAAGGCCACCTTCGCCTCTTATATCAATCAAACGCTCAATAGGAGTCTCGTTTGTTCGTCTGGTAGCAAAGGTTGTATATGCTTGAGGGTTGTTATAATAATAGTGCATACCCTTACCAGTTCTAACTTTAAATGGACATGTCGGTAGATTATTCTCTACCCAGTCCATAGCTTCTGGTGAGTCAGCATCAACCACAACAAATTTACCGCAGACTAATGCAACAACTAAATTGTCTCTGCCAGTAAACCACTGCTCAACAGTTTTTCTATCTGGCCTAGAAGTTTTGTACTGCTCCCAGCCTTTTAGAAAACTTGGTGGTTTTTTGTTTGATCTTTGTAATGGGACAACATTATAGCCCTCGTCATAATAGGCAAGCGCTATATCTAAGGCTGACTCATCCTCAGACAGATTAAGATTAAACATCTTACTCTTCTACTTTTACAATATCTTCAACTGAACCGTAGAAAGATTCAAAATTTAATCTGCCCTCCGTAGCTTTTATGATTTCTTTTGCCTGTCTGATTGACGGCTGTCTATTACCATAACGCCAGGATCTAACAGTATGAATGGACACGTCCCAATCTTCTGCCGCCTTACGATCTCCTAAAAAACTTATGTAGTCTATAAAAGAATATTCTTTTACTTTTTTGTCTTTATATTTTGGTTTTACACCCATATTTTCTAACCCCTTGAGTTGTTGTATAGCTAGGGCTCTTTGACGGTGGTAATAGTTTGCCAACCACACCCTATCATTATCTTGTTGTTGCATTTTTTACTCTCCTTAAAAAAAATGATTTACACATGGTATCAATATGATATATACTTTTCAAGTTATAAATTTTAAGAAGAGAGGTTAATATGGAAAATGATATAACAAGTAGGATCGTTTCACCTGATAACGCTGTTCAGCACCAAGGGGCTAAAATCCTTGTATATGGAATGGCAGGAGCAGGTAAAACGTATTTATCACAAACAGCACCAGGTAAGGTGTTGGTCATAAGTGCTGAAGCTGGTTTGCTTTCTATTAGAGATGCAAAGAACGTTGAAGCAATTGAAGTGAAGAACGCAGCTGAGGTCGTAGAGGTTTATGAAGCTCTACGTTCTGGTAGGTTGCAATATGATACAGTTTGCTTAGACTCTATTTCAGAAATAAGTGAATTGTTACTACAGGCTGAAAAAGCCAAGCACAAAGACGCTCGTAAGGCTTATGGAGAAGTCCAAGAGTCCGTAACGAATGTTATGAGAGCGTTTCGTGATTTACAAATGCATGTTATGTTTATTTGTAAAGAAGATAAAGTAAATAATGATGGTACTTTTGAACAAGCACCTAAAATGGTTGGAACTAAGTTGGGACAATCTATTACTTACTTTTTTGATGAGGTATTGGCGTTGCGAGTTATTGAGGATACTGATGAAGAAGGTAATCCGATACAAGCACGTTGGTTACAAACTAGAATTGGCCAGGGTTATGTGGCCAAAGATAGAAGTGGTAAGTTAGAAGCTTTTGAAGAACCTAATCTTACTAAATTAATAGAGAAACTTGGTTTTGCTACAATACAAAATCAAACTCAAAACGTACAGGGGGTACAATCATAATGTCAGATTTTGCAGACATCACATATAGCGAATCAGAATCGCAACCAAAACCAGAGGTAGCACCCTCTGGTGAATATCAAGCTAAAATTATTACTGCTGAAAAGTATCAAGCAAGGAGTGGTAATTGGACGCTTAGAATTATATTTCAAATTGATGGTGGAAACTATCGTGATCATAATGAGTGGTTTAGTCTTTGGAGTGCTAATGAGCAAGCCAGAGAAATAGCTACTGATATATTTACCAGACTTGGAAAAGCGGTTGGCTTTGTAAAAGAGCCGCCACAAAACGCCAAAGACTTTGAAGGTAGAACATTAACTATGCGTCTTAAAAAAGTTGAAGAAACTTGGCAAGATGACGAAGGTAATGATCAAGTTGCTGAGAAGAATAAAGTATTACTATACTTGCCACCATCTGATGACGGTATGCAAGTACCACCCTCAGCTGTTCCACAGCTATAAAAAAAGGGGCGTAAGCCCCTTCTTTTTTTCAAACAAATAAACTAGTACCTTTCTTTGTGTATATTTCTTAGGGATTTAATTTTATTAGCTGGTAGATGCCTTAGATGTTCAGGTACGTAATCCTCACATTTATGCGTTAAGACCTCATCCAACCTTATCATCTGCCTACACTTTTCACACTTAGCTTTTGCAATCATAACTCCTCCAGGTGCTTGATACACTCTTTAAGATACCATATAGCTTTATTCAAGTCCTCTATATTTGCATCTTTGTGATCTTCCCGCCATATATACTTAATAGCTGAAGCTTTACAAAAACCCTTAAACTCTTCTCTTGATAAAGCTGATTTGACGGCCTCAATAAATTGTATATCGCCTTTGTTGTAATGAGGCGGGTGGTTTACCATATCTGTCATTTTTTCTCCTGGTTTGATTGTCTTTCATACATTTTATCTGATTGTTTTTGTAGCGATCTTTCTACGCAATTGTCTATTAGGTTCCGTAACCAATTAATCACTTAGATTGACCTCAACCACACTTGGCGAGTTATAAACAGTAGGCTGTTGTTTCCCCATAGCAACAGCGGAATACTCGCCAAGCGTGTGTTCTAGTTGAAGCCACCCTCTATCCATATCCTCTTCGCTCATTTTAAATATCTTTGAAGCGTAGGGTGCTTTTTTCTCTTGTGCTACAAAGATAAAGTCTTGTACCGTAAAGCCAGCTTTCTCAAAACCACGCTTGTAAAAAGCGGCTTGTAGGTCATATTGGAACTTTCTAATAGAGCTAGTAAACCCTCTAACAGAACAATCAGCCGTAGTTTTATAATCTACAACAACAATTGCGTTATCTGCATACGGTTTGACGACAGGGTATCTAAGCACATCACCTTTAAGTTTGAGTAAGGTATCTTTTTCATACCAATACAAAGCATTCTCATAAGGTGTATCAAACGCACCAGGATATTCTCCCGCATCTGCATTTAGATAAACCTTAGCTTCATCAAGTAAAGCGTCGTTCATGGCATAGATCTTATCTCTATCGTCTTGCTTGATAACTGTAAGGCCTCTAGCTTCATATTCCTTTTTAAGTTCTTTGTTAGATGCGGTATAGGGTGATCCAGTAAGGACAGCAACCTCGTTGTTAAAAGCATCTTCACCTTCTACGATTAGTGAATGGGCGGCTGAGCCAAACACCATAGCTGGAGTTTGCTCAACCACCTCTTGCATAGCATGTAGTTGACTCTGTTTAAATCTTCTAATAGTAGAAG